TAGTCAAACCGAGGTGCATTTGATTTCCACTTGACATTGACCCTGTAGCAGTGCCGTTGTACATTGTAAGTGTGGTAGATATACCATTACCTACAACTCCTGTAACACTGCCATTTATATAGCCTATAGTTCCTACAGCAATATAATTGTGACTCCCTGTACCTAAAGTGAATGGCAGGCCCGTTATAGTCCCGTCAGTAGAGCCATTTGCAAGAATCCACATTTGGGTATGACAGACGTTACCAATCTTTGTGTAAACGCCCACGCTATTTGAGGCATCTATCCCTGTACCAGATGGAGTAAAAGTACCCTCTTCATAATCGTCAAGCGTATTGGCTGCTGCGGTATCTGTGCCAAACAACAAGCCATTCTTTGCTCTTGCCTTGCCATCTGCTAAGACTTCAAAACCAGTAGTCCAGCTTATCGCTGAGTCTGCTGTGCCGCTTGGAGCTACTTTAAATAAGTGAGTGCCATCTTCTTGAATATGCTGAGAGGCTTCATTAGTGGTTATGTAAGCGTCTGCATTACTAGAATTTACATACGCATTCCCTTGTAAAGATACTCTAGTACCATTAGAAACGTGAGAGTACAACACGCCTCCACTTCCAATTTGTAATGCTGGATTATTTGAAGACCAACTCTCTGGCGTTACACCAACACCCACGTTGCCTGTGAACACAGGACTAGCAATGGGAGCCTTGAGAGCCAAAGCAGTGTTAGTAGCCTTAGCAGCCAACAGCGTATCAGCCTCTGTCTTACTATAATGATCTGCCACAGTAAACGTCTTCAAGGAGATCACAGTCACTTCATCATTCAATAGCAGTGCTACAGTGAACGTGATGCTGTTGCCGTTGGTGGCTGTGAAGTCTGTTGTGTCTGTAAGCAATACGCCATTGACGTAGACCTCTACAAAGCTAGGCACATAGCTCAGACCTGTCTTTACTGTCTGTCCTGCTGTTGCTAAGAAGGAGACTTTCTCTTGAGCCTTGAGACTTAATTTTGCGCTTCTGCCTAAGTAGCTCATGTCTTACTCCGTGGCTGGTAACAATGCTTTCAAAGCTGCTGCATCACTAGCTGCATCCATGCTCACTTGCAATGCTGCATCGTTGGTACGGATGGTTGCCCTTGCTGCCTCTGCTGCTTCACTCTCCGCAGGGATGGTGGCTTTAATGTCTAGTGGTGCAAACGCTGCGTTTCGTGCGGCTCGTCTTGCATCGTGTGCAATTGCCTTTGCCTTGTTCATGTCGATATTTATCACTTAGGAAACTCCTGTTTAATTGCATTGATTGCGTCAATCCAAGTGGTAGTGCCGTTAGCAGCATCATCGAATTGCATTTCAAATTGGTTGAGTAAGTCGTATGCTGCCTTGCGTGAACGTGCGTATGCTTGGGCATCGTAGGCTGCTTGTAGCCTTGTTAACTCCGTAGCTATTTCTGCATCAGTAGGCTGAGTAATATTAGTTTTCACCTCAGACATATCCCATGCAACAATGCCATTGTTATCTAGGGAAAATGCTGTGCGTGGCGCTAATGATATAATTGCGTCTTCTATTGCTGGTTGCATTTTATCCCCCTATTTCCGTAGCTGTAGATACTATTCCAGCCGTTCCGTCATAATTTGATTGGCTGTGATTAACTCTAAAGTCATTATCACTTGTTGTTGACATTTGAAGTTGATATGTTGTGGCTGACGTAGTGCTGGGAGAATCCAAAAAGTTCACTGCAATTGGGCAAGAAGACCATTCTCCAGAACCAGCATTTGTAAATCCGTATCTAGTAATTGACCTTACAATTGTGCTGCCACGCAATATTCTTACCTGTATTTCATTAGCTGTTGTGCCAGACATAGCCCCTGCACTAAAAGTCACTAGCACCTTACTTGAAGTAGATGAAGGAGTAATAGTTACAGTGGCTCCTGTAATGTCTGCAAAGCCACTAGCGCATTGTGTGTATGTTTGACTTGTTGTTGATACGACATTAGAAGGAATAGAAGTATCCCAGTTATCATCACCTCGTATAACTGTAGCCATTAGTCACCCACTCCATCCGTCAACGTAGCCTCGTCCACTGCCCAAGCGTTTCTGAATGTTCTGTCTGAGGGTATTACATCGTCAGCGACAATCTTAAACTTCAAGCCCGTTGGTACGTCTTTTAAAGCAGTCTCTGCGTCAGTAAGTGGGCAGTTAGGGGCTGGCGTGATTACGGCTACACTGCCGTCTGTTTGTTGGTATATGATTTTCATTTGTTGTTCCTTAGTTATGAGCTAAACACAGCCATTGAGACTACTGCGTGGTCTTCTGTTGATGTACCAGAATCCCATGTAATTACTCTTACTTGAGATGTGCTTTCAATAAACATATCGTAGCCTCTGTGGTAATTAGTTGTGCTGCCTGAACGTGATGTAGAACCAACGGCAGCATAATTTACATTTGGCATTGCGGTACTTAGTGTGAATCTAAATTGACCAGTGCCTATGTCGGTCACAGAACTGATACCAAAACTGCCTCGTATTCCAGATGTGTTTCGCATATCTAAATTACACCAAGCCTGTGCCATGCGAGTATCTAACGCTGGTATGCTCGGCTGAGTCGTTGTGCTGCCGTCTGAGTGCAGGAGGGTGTTTGCTTTGATTGTGGACATTATGCTTGGCCTCCTATTACTATTATGTTACAAGGATTACCATCCCTTCTTGTTCCCACTTCAAAGTGATTTAGACGGCAACTTGCAGTAGCTAAACTGGAAATATAAGTGTCTGAACCTCCATTACTCACAGTAGGTTCTACGTTAGAGCTTGCTGAATAGTTTGTATTTGCCATAGCTACAGCAAAGTTAGCAGTGTAATCACCAGTACCCGAATCTGTAATGCTGCTTATGCCCTCAGAATCTCGTATGGCAACTGTACCTACACCATTAAAGTGTACCCAAGCTGTCGGTATTAACTGCTGACCTTTAACAGTAGGAATGCCACCTGACGCATTTTGTATGTCGTTTGTTTTAATTAAACTCATAAGATTACCCACGTACTCCCCGAATCCACTGTAACTGTGTACCCTGAGTTGACTGTTATTGGCCCTATGGTCATACCATTTTGATTGGAGAATGTAATGTTCTCTGCTATGACTTTGGCGTTGGTGCGAATAACGCTGTTGGTTCCAAGTGATGGGCCTCCAAGAGCAACGGCACTATTAATCTTTGCTGCTGTGACGCTTCCGTCCTCTAGGTCACTTGTACCTACAGACTCGTATGCGTTGACGTTACCTATGTAAGGCATATGCTACTCCTATGCAATCTCAAGAATACTAGCGAACACTTCTAAGTCTCCAGCTACTGACGCTGTAAGTCCTAAGATGTCACCAGCCTCTAAGTTAATAGGCTTATCCATGAGTAACGTAGCATCTGCTGGTACTGGGACAGTCTTACAGATATGACGATAGGTTGTGCCTCCGTCTACTGTGACTTCCACTGTGACATCTGCATCGTTTACTCCGTCAATGTTGGAGATGTACAAAGCATGGATGACTGACTGTGTGCTCGCTGGAGCGGTGTACAAGGTTGTGCGTGATGTGCCGATTGCAACACCAGCATTCTTAAATGTGTTAGCCATTGTTAGCCTCCTAGGGCGATAGCCATGGCGACACTTGCACCGATGGGGTCATAAACTGTAGTTAAATTATTGATTGCTGTGGTTACTGCACTTGAGGCACTGGAGGCACTAGAGGCTGCGTTAGTAGCCGATGTACTTGCTTCTGATGCTTTAGTGGTTGCTGTTGATGCGCTTGTGCTTGCTTCTGAAGCTTTGGTAGTTGCTGTAGAGGCACTTGTGGACGCACCTGAGGCACTAGAGGCTGCTGCGGTAGCGGAGTTAGCTGATGCAGTAGCTGAGTTACCAGAGTTAGTGTTTGATGTAGCCGCATTAGTAGCTGATGTACTTGCTTCTGATGCTTTAGTTGTTGCTGTGGACGCTTGTGCTGTAGCTAAAGTAACCTGTGCTGTAGCTAAAGTAACCTGTGCTGCACCATTAGTTGTTGCTAGGGTAGCTTGTGTAGATGCTGTAGAGGCGCTACTAGCAGATGCTGTAGCACTGTTGGCTGAGTTAGTGGCTTGTGTGGAAGCTGTGGATGCACTAGCTGCTGAATTGGTTGCTGATGTAGCTGCTTCTGATGCTTTAGTAGTTGCCACAGTTGCCTGTGCAACGGAAGTGTCTTTACTAGCAGAAGATGCTGTAGCACTTAAAGCTGATTGAGTTGCCGCATTGGATGCGTTAGTAGCGGAGGTGCTTGATTGTCCTGCGCTAGTGGATGCGTTAGAGGCGCTGTTAGCTGCCGCTGTCGCTGAATCTGTGGCATTGATTGCCTGTTGTGTTATTTCATTGAGAGTGGAGTCTTGCGTTGAATCACCAGAACCACCTGTACCTCGGTATATCGCCATCTTGTTTACACCACTTCAAGAATTAAAAGAAAATAAAAGGGAACCGCAGTTCCCCTTTAGTGTCACTAGCAGTGATTAGCCGTTTACAGCCATCATAAAGCCAGTCTCAGGACGTAATACCTGAGTGCCGTACAAGCGATCAGCAGTGTACAAGGTTCCTAAGAACTCTTGCTTGTACTGAGTCTGTGAACGTACACCTTGCTGCTCTGCAAGTACCATAGTGTCCTTGTGACACAACATAGCACCACGGATTTGACCGCCAGCAGAGTTCTCAGAAGCAGTCTCAAGAACAGGAGCGTTAGTGGATACCATAATGTCGATACCATACAACTCACCGATCTTACCATTCACAGTGCCTTGACCATTAACAAAGTCAGAGCTAACGTAACGATCAATACCCATGATAGCATTACGTAGTGAAGGTGGGATAACTAACGAGCGTCCATCCATAGGGGTGTCTGCATCGTCCATCTTCTGTACCATGTCACGGAAGAAAGCATCGGTAAACAAGTCACCAACAACCATCTGGTCAACAGCGTAAGCCGTAGTACCTGTAGATGCGTCATTGTAGAAGGTAGCGCTGGTTACAAAGTTAGAACCATCACCATTACCGAAAGACTTACCAAGAACAAACAAGTCATCATCTACTTGCTTACCTAGGGCATAGCCAGCATCACCAGTATAGAACTGACGTAGTGAAGCAAGTGCTTGTACGTTAGTAATATCTTCAATCATGCGTGAGTATTCAAAGTGCTTGTTAATGGTGACTAGAACTTCACCTTCTGTAGCGTTCTGAATAGTTACTGCTGTGTTTTCAGCCTTAGCTGATGCAACACCACGGGTAGGCTTAGGGATATGAATAGTATCGCCTTTCTTACCTTGCATTGCAATCTTCTTGACCAGAGGTGCAAGAACTAAAGTTTTCTCATATGCTGCAATTACTTCATCTGACCAAATCTCGGGGATGAATGTTGCTGCTGAGGTGTTATCTACCATACCGCCTGTTGCGGGATATACGGAAGTAGCCATTTTAAATTTCTCTCTATATTAGGTTATTTGACCCTCTTTTCAGCGTATGCTTTTTGAATATCTTCTGAAAGAGCTAAGTAGCGTTCTGGGTCATTTTTCATAAGGTTAATAAGGTCAGTTCGTCTATAGATTTTCTTGGAAGTGCTTGAGTCGGGATTGCCACGTGTGTAGCCATTCGACCCTTGGTTGACAGCCTGTTGCCTACCTTCTTTCTCAGACTTCAATGTTTGATTGATAGCACCTGAGCGATCTTTCCATAAAGAGAAAAGTTCATTAGCTGCTTCCATGTCAAAATGTTGGTCTGCCTGTACAAACATACGTGTCCTTACTGTAGAAGCTTGAATCCACTCAGCGAACTTGGGGTCTTTTACAATCTCAGGTATCTCTGGGTGATCTTTCTGTAGTACAGCCATTGAGGTTTGCTGTTTATAAGCTCTCGTTGACTCTTCTGCTGCCTTTACCGATGGGTGATTATTAATCGCACGTTCTATTGCTTTCTCAGGGTCAGAATAAAAATCTATGTCTTCATCTGTTTCGCTTGCTCCTTGTGCTGCTGGAGTTTGCGAGTCGAGTTGTGTGTTGATATAGCTATCGACTACTTTACGTAAGTCACCTACTTCTGAGCTTTGGCGACCTAGGAGCTTTTCAGCTTCTTGGTGCATCCTTACTACATCTTCAAGTGATTTACCATTGTACTTATCAGGGACTGCCTCAGGTTCATTTGACTCTTGGGTTACCTCTTGCGGAGGTTCCACAGTGCCTTGTGTATCTTGAGCCATGTCGTCTAAACTATCAAAACGCTCGGATTGTAATTCCTCTTCTTCGAGGATAACTGCTGCCATATTAAACTCCGTACCTTAGTATTATGGAGAGGGATTAAAAATGAAAGCTTCCTAGGATTAGGAGTTGGCTTTCTCTGCTTGCACTCTGCCTCGCTCATGGTCTTTAACCCACTTTAGAGTTGCTCCAGCAAAGTCGCCAGAGAAGGGTTCTAAAGAAGAACGGGGAGAGGAAAGTTGTCTGGTTGCTATGGCGTCACATGACTTACATTTCTGTGTGTCAGGTGAGCCTTTAACCATGTGTTCGTTTAAGTGACCTAGTGTGCATTTGTAATCATACATTTTATACATTAGCATCTGCACTTAAGGACTCTTGTCCTTGTAGATTAGTTTCTTCTAGTCTAAGAAGAGTGCCAAGGATATTGAGTTGGCCCTTACGGAAGTAAAGGTCTTCAATAGTCTTGACTTGTTCTACGGAATCAATGTTAGGAACTTGGAGTTTTAAGTCTTCAAGCAGTAAACCCCAACCTTGCATACGGAAGAGGTCATTCATGTGCCTAAAGTAAACTTCTAATTCGTCATCTGTCATCTATACTACCTATTATACCATGTTTTTAACAAAAAGTCAAGATTTTTCTTTACTTTTCCTAGGAAGTGTGGTATTAGAGGCCACTGGAGACTCTAATGTTTCCACCTGCCCCTCTAGTTTGGCTATCCTGCTCAAAAGCTTGCTGTAACTCTGGTTGATTTGCTCCACTACTTGCAGGAGTTCGCGTTGGGATACCATTCTGTGTTCCTTGTGATTTATATTCGATTGCTTTATCTTTCAAAATACGATCTGCAACAGCAAGCCTACGCTCAAATTGCTTATCGTCCTCATTTCCTTCCTTAATGTTGGCTGTGATGGCCTTAATACGTTCAATCTCAAGCTCCTGTGGGACTGCCTGAGTCTCTGCTGCTAACTTACCTGCTCTAGCATTAGATTCGTTAGCTTGGCTGCTTAAAGCGGCTGTCTGGGACGCTTGGAACGCCAATTCAGCTTGTCTAGTCTCTTCACCTGCTTTCTGAGCTTCTGGTGTAGGCTGAGAGGCCTTATCAATCAAGCCGATTAACTCTTCTCTATTGGCAACATTCATATTATCAACAATAGACTTAAGCATGACAGGGTAGTAAGGCGTATCCTTGCCCATAGTCTGCAAGAGTTGTACTAACTGGCTGACCTCATACTCACGTGCTATGATACCTAAGGAGCTAGTAGCACAGAACTTGTAATCAGACACAGGGTAAAGCTCAGGCTCATACTGCATATAACGCCAAGCCGCCTTAGATACAAAAGGTATCAAGAATGACTCTTGGAAGTTAACCAAGGTGCGCTTATGTCGC